GGCTTGCCGTCCGCCGCGAAGGACGCGCCATTGCCTTTGACCTCTGGACCGTCGCCGAGGTCGGACTCGCCGAACTGCACCACCACCGGGAGCGCCTGCAGAACCTCGCGAAGGGCCGCGCCCGCGGTGATCTTGGCCGCGCCTTCGGCAAAGCTGACAGCGGCATGGCCGGGCAGCGCGTCGAAGATCGCGATCACCTTGTCCTTCAGGACGGGCAGCAGGCGGCCTTCCTCGACCAGACCTTCGGCAAAGCTGACGTGTTCGGCATGGGCGGCCTTGGCCTCGCGCTCGGCAATCGCGTCTTCGCGCGTCTTCAGGCTGGCCTCGCGTTCGGCGAAGGCCGGATCGGGCTGATTGGCCACGGGCGGCTCCTTTTGTGGTTGGGGTTGGGGTTCGGCCGGAGCCAAGAAGTGCGGCTGACGCGGCTCGTCCGCCTCGTCCAGCCAGTCGATTTCCCAGGAGGGCAGCAGCTTGTCCGCCGTCTCGAGGCCGTCGCGGTCGATGATCCAGTCGCGCAGGCGGCGGAAGATCGAGGCGGACTGCGAGGCCACGCCGAAGGCCGCCGTGAAGGTGGCGCCGGCGGCGCCGGCAAAGGCCACGTTCTTCAGGCCGCTCACGGCCGGCGCGGCCGCGCCCAGAAACCCGACATGCTTCGGGTACCAGGTGCCGGGGCTGGGATTGTGGCCCTGGCCGGGGGAGAAGAAGGCCATCGAGACCTTCTTGTAGCGGCCGGCCTTCACCAGTTCGGCGAATTGCGGCTCGATTTCGTGCAAGTTGGCAAACAGGCGCTCCGCCTTGGTGTCGTAGTCGAAGCTCTCGACCCAGCCGAAGGCGGGGGCATCCGCATCGGGATGGCCCACCACGATCGGGGCCGGCGCCGTGGCGGGATCATAGGCATCCGCGACCGCCTTCAGATCGGCTGCCGAATAGGTGATCGGGTCACCCTGCATCGGCGTGAACGTGCCTGGGCGGAAAACTTCGATGCGGGCAGTCAGGGGCTTGGGCATTGGGCGCGGCATCCGGATCGATCACATGTCGATCGTGGTGTCGCATGCCCCCGGGGGCAAAAGGTCGGACATAGGTCCGGCAGGATCGGGGGAAGGCCTGGCCTCTCTCGCGCACCATGCTTCTGCCCCCGGCGGCCGGTCAAGCGTCTTGTGAAGGGTCGCCAAGGGGCGGGACGCGGCCGTCCAGCGATTCTAACAGGGGTCTAACAGGCCTCCACGGGTTTGGGCGTGGGGCTGCCGGCCCGGGGGGCCTTGATGCCCCTCTACGGCCCGATCCTGAAACCGGCTCATTCTGCCGCAAGCCAATCGGCCGCGATGGCAAGTATCTCGGTTTCATCGGCAGGCGAAAGACCGAGATAGGGCCGCGCGGGGATCGCTCCCCAAGGGATCCGCCCGCCACGGCTGGTGCGACCGAAGGCGCCCTGCGCCGCCCCGAATTGCATGACGGCCGCCTGGATCACCGGCGTGCCGACCCGGACATAGCGGTCGGTCGCCTCGGACGTGATGCTGGCCTTCATCGTGCCTGTGGCGATCAGGATGCTCGTCGAGGCCTGCCCGGCCTTTTCGCGGCGGGCGAGCGTGACCGCGCTGAGGCTGGCCCAGGGCGTGCCGTCAGGTGCCGCCTGACTGGCGAAGTTGCGGGGGATGGCGACCTCGGTCAGATATGCGCGGACGTTCTTGTAGAAGCCGATCGGCCGCTCCATGCGCGCGACCAGGTCGGACAGGGCGCGCTGTGCCTCTTCCTGCTGCAGTTCGACCGTGAAGCTGATGCCTGCCATGTTGAAAACCTCCGCGATTCCGCCTACCTTTAACCTGTCGGCCGGGTGAGGCGGTGTGTGCCCTGATAGCCTGTCCGATGCGGCGGCCCGTACACCCGGGTCGCTATCTCCTCTCCCAGATCAGCTTGCCGACGCGTTGCTTGTCGATGTGGCTGAAATCCGGCTTGGCCCGATTCAGGGACGCATAGCCCGTCACCGCCCCCCAGGAGCGGCGGCCGATCTCGAACAGGGTGAACAGGGCCGCCTCGGGGTCGATCCGGATGTAGCGCCGGGTGACCATCGGTTCGACATAGTCGGGAAAGCGCAGGTCAGGCACCTGGCGCAGGCCCATCCAGATCTCGTCGGGGTCCATGATCGCCTCTGCCATCAGGGCCGCATAGGCGCCGTGCCCGCGCTTGCCGCCCTTCCAGCCGCCATCGGGGCGCCAGAAGAGCTGATCCGAGATGATCAACTTTCCGCCGGCCATATCTGTCCAGAGCTTGGCCCGGCCCGGCTCGGCCCCGAACGGCGTGAGGAAGGCCTTTGAGTAGGTCTCCGGCGGCAGGCCTTCGGCCAGAGGTCTTGCCACGAAGGGCCGGGCCCGCGCGAGAAGGTCGGCGATCGGTCCCGCCTTGTCGATGCTGACCAGGTGGGTGCCCCGCAGATCGCCGGTCGGTCCGGCATCGGGGTCATTCAACAGCGCTGAAGGAACAAGCCCACGCTCCCACAGGTCGCCTGGCATATGATCCCAGCCGAACCCGATGCCCTGCGGCCGCATGACCATTTCTCCGGTCGCCTTGTCGATCGCCGGAATGAGCGCGTCGCGCGGTGCCGTGTCGGGCCCGGTCTTGCCCAGCTTTTCCAGATCGCGCCTGGACAGGGTCCGCACCCCGCAGCTGCAGAGCCAGTCGTTCGGGGGGAAGTGCGTCTCCCACCAGGGATCGTCCCACATGAGGACAAGGCCGTTCCAGTCCAGATGCAGCTTGCGCGGCACGAAGGGCGTCCGGCTTTCGCCGTGCAGATACTGCCAGTACGGGCGCAGCTTGACGACGTCGGGGTCGCGCATCTGGCGCAGGCGCCCGGCCATGAAGCTGGTCCGGATGTTGGTCTCGAAGATCGTCCGGATGCGCCAGTTCCGTTCGCCCCGGTACTCCCAGCCGTATTTCTCGACGATGCGGTCAAAATCCTTCGCGAAGTCCTCGATATAACGGCCTTCCTCGGCCGCGGCGATGATCGCCGCCTGGAACTCCTCGATCATCGCGATATCGGTTGCCCCGGCGATCACGAAGGCGCGGTCGTGGTCGCCGCCGAGTGCGTCCAGCCACCATTTGGTCGGTTTCGCCCGCTTCTGGCGCAGGAATTCGATCTGCGGGCCAAAGGCCTGGCGGATCGCCTCATAGGCAAACGCGGCCGCAACAGGTTCCGCTTCCAGGAACACCTGCTCGCGTCCTTCCCAGGCGGCAAGCTCCATGGCCGGGTGAAGGATGCCTGCCAGCGGATCGGCCGTCCACTTCGCGGCCAGCTCGACGAGGGCGGCGAGAGCATCGGGCCCCCAATCCTCTATCGTCGCCAGGTCAGCTGATTTCAGCACCGCAGTCCTGATCTCTTTCAGGCGACGTGCGAAGTGCGCCTCGGACTCGGCCAAGGCTTGTTCGACGATCCTCTCGACCGGGCCGTCAGACTCGGCAAAGCAGACGTGCCGGCCATTCAGCGTTTTTTTTTGAGCCGGGCGGCCGAGAACATGGCCGGATCGCCGGTGACGAAGGGATCCGCCTCGGTGCCGTCCTCCGGGCCCGCAGCGCTGGCGAACTCCAGGCGCGCCGCGACCAGGGCGTCGATCGTCTTGTCGGAAAGCCCATCCGTCACGTCGAAGCTGACGATGTATTCGCGGGCCACCTGGTCATCGTCGAACTTGGCGGCCTGCTTGACGATGGCGGTGATCGCCTTGTCCTGCGACAGCGCGGCCTCTGCCTTGGCCTTGCGGGTTTCGGCGGCGGCGCGTTCGTTCTTGGGGCGCAGCCGGCGGATCGACGGCACGGCGGCGCCGGGCAGGTTGTAATCCACCACCCACTGGCACAGCGTCTCGCGCAGCGTGTCGGTCAAGAGATCACCATCGCTGTCCGCCACAACGTCCAGCTGTTCCTGGTGCACGTCGCCCAGGGCGCGGCTGCCGCCGTCGGTGCTGACGGTCGAGGTCAGCGTCTCGCCCGTGGTCCGGATCGAGATCTGCTTGTCCCAATAGGCGAGGAACTCCTGATAGCTGACGGTGCCGCCGCGGGAGGCCTCGAGGAACTCGACATCCGTCCCGATCGGCACGGTGACGGCCGAGCTGGTCCGGATGTCCATCAGCGTGTTCAGGAGACGCGTCTGTTCATCCGTCAGCATGCCGTAGGGCGTCTTGCCCACCACGGTGGGCCCCGCGAACTTCTCGAGGAAGTGCAGCCAGAAGGTGATCCCCTCGCGCTTGAACAGCACGGGCCAGAACAGGCTGGAGCCAAGGCCGAGGCCGTAGGGGTTGTTGCCTTTCACGCCCACGCGATGGACGATGAACTTGCGGTCGGGCAGCATCTCGCCCTCGGTCAGCGCCGTCCAGGTCAGCAGGCGAACTCGCCAGTCGCGGTCAAAGACGAACCGGCGCTGATCATGGGCCTTGATCCTGACAGGCAGGATTCGGCTGCCGTCACGCATCCAGACCAGCTCGGCCACGGCAAAGCCCTTCAGCGTGGCGTTCAGCAGATCCTTGCAGATCTGATCGAAGGGCAGAATGTCGATCAGGTCGCCGACAAGATCGGCCGCTTCCTTGTCGATCGGCCGGTCGCCGCCGGGCTCGACCTCCCAGTCGCGGCTGATCAGGGCGTTCTTGCGCTTGTCGAGCATCGCGCCCGCAAAGGGATCGCGCTCGATCTCGTCATAGATGGCCAGACCCTTGCCGTCACCCTGGGCGATCAGCGTGTCATCGGCATGCCGCAGGATGCCGGTGAAGAACGGGATGGTGATGTCGTTGGCGACCGAGGCGATCAGCTGGCGCTGCTCGGCCGGCAGGTTCCTGCGGCCGGTGTCGGCGAAGGCGGCCGGCTGCGCCTGGGGGCGTTGCTTGGGCTTCTTGCGGCTCATCATAGTCCTCCCCAGCCTGGCCAGTCAGGCAGGGCGACGGTCTGTCCTGCCAGCCAATGCGTGCTGTCGCCTAGAAATTGAACGCGGCCATCGGTCACGAAGGAATGGCACATGTCGGCACCCGGGTTCTTCAGCCTTCCGGGTGGGTTGACGAAGATCGACGGCCTGAATGTCGGCGCTTCCGCATTGCCGTTGTACTCCCAGAGAGGACCCTGACGGTGAGGATCATCGAAGACGTTGATCTGGTGCGCTGCGTTGCAGCCCGGACACCAGAACGCGATGCGCCCAGCCTCCAGCTTTCTCAGCTTCGTCCCCAAGGCGCTCATCGCCGCCCTCCCAAACGATAGCCGCTCAGCCGATCTCCGCTCGACGCGGCCGAGGCGGTCTGCATCTGCCCGGCCGCGCCACCGCCCGCGTAGAACAGGGTGTTCTGCCAGAGCATGTCCAAGGTATCCGGCCCGTCGTCATGCGCCCCGTTCGGCCACTGCTGCAGCTGCTCGATCAGCGTGGTCTGCGTCGGGTTCAGCCGGATCAGCCCGGCCGCGATCGGCGGCTGCAGGCGTTCGATGCGCAGGTTCTTGTCGGCCTGTGGCACGATCGGCACGGCCGAGATCCCGACGCCCTGCTTCGCGGCCTCCACCATCAGCGAGGTGCGCAGGAACTCCTGGAACTGGACGCTTTCCACGAACCAGAGAAGGCACCGATATTCGCGCTGCAGCGCGATCGTGTCGGCGATGATCAGGGCGGGCAGGCGCTTGCGGATCGACGCTTCGACCACGTCCATCTTTCCTGACAGCCGGTCGTAGCCCCCGATCAGGATGGCTGACGGGTCGCGGCCCTTCTTCTTGCCGCCGAGCGATGGGTCGATGGCCCCGAAATGGATCCACTCGCGCACCGGCATGGTCCAGAAGACCAGCTTGGCGAACGGATTGCCCTCGCTGATCGGCTGGTTCTGATATTCCGTTGCGAAGCTGTCATGGCCACCGGCGCGCTGCAGCATCAGCCAGACCAGCGGTTGCAGCGCTGGCCAGTTGACCACGGCGCCGGCGTCCATCTCGGCTTGGCGCGCGGCATAGAAGGCCCGCGCCGCCTCCTCGCCGTCGTTGTGATAGACCTCTTCGAACTCTTCCCAGAGGTCCATATTGTCGGGGAATCGGATGATCGCCTGGAACCTGGTGACGTTCCATGCGGGCTTCTTCGCCTCGCGGACGGTGACGGCGTCCCAGTGCAGGATCGTGTTGACCCAGAGGACGTGCATCGAGCCATCCGGCGGCCCAACCTTCAGGGCTGCCTTGTTGATCCAGCTCTCCAGTTTGTCGCGCTGCTCGTGGCTGCGGACGGCCTCGTCGTTCTCGATGTCGTCGAAGAACATCAGGTCAGGCCGGTGGGGGCCATGGCGCAGGCCGCGCAGCTTCTGGCCGGCACCAAGGCCGCGGACGCGGATGTTCGTCCTGGTGACGATCTCTCCCTCACGCCAGACACGGCCCTCGCCGCAGGCTTCCGGGAAGTCGTTCTGCAGGCGCGGGTTTGTCGTCAGCTCTGCCTTGATCGCCTCGATCAGCAGCGCCGCCTGGGCATAGACGTCGCAGACCTCGAGGCAGAACCGCGTCTTGCGCATCACGATGCAATAGAGCGCGAAGCCCAACGACATATGGGTCGATTTCGAGGAACCGCGCGGGGCGATCAGCATCTCGCGCTTGCCGGTCGTCGCCGTCAGAACCTGCGGCGCCAGGTCGAAGATCGCCCGGTGGAACAGGCTGTCCTCGCCCTTCACGTAATGCGGCAGATAGGTCTTCAGAAAGAACTCGAAGCCTTCGCCCGCAAAATTGGCCACGCGCGCCAGGCGCTCGGCCCTGGCGGCGGGGTCGGAGGGGAAGGCATCGACGCTCAGTTCGATGTTGCGCGAGAAGGCGGCCGCCATTTCGGCGATGTTCTGCGCGAACTCTTTCCGGCTGACAGCGGCCTTCAGCTGAGGCCGCCTGGTCATGACGTGTAGATCCCCGCCAGATGCTCACCGAAGGGCTCGATGATTTCGAGGATCGTGCGCCTGTGCTGCGGGAAGTTCTCACTCACAAACTCCAGCAGCTTGGCCATGACGTCCTGGGCGACCCCCAGTTCGCTGACCTTGGGCGCAAACCGCTTGGCGCTGGCGGCCATCTTGGTCATCGCGTCCGAGAGCTGAACCAGCATCGCGACCTTCTCCTGGGTCGTATGCGTTCCGTCCTTGATCTCGTCCAGGATCGCCTGCGCCTGGATCATGAAGTCTTCGACCACCGAGGACACCACGACCTCGACGCCCTCGCCGGCAATGACATGCGCGGTTCTGGCCTTGTCCCAGTCGTCGCCGGCGTCCTTGGCCGCCTTCTTCCAGCGCCCGACCGTAGCCTCCGAGATCCCGTGGGCAGCGGCGATCGTGGACTGCATCATGCGCCGGTAGACATAGTCCGACCTGGCCTTGCGGCGAATTTCGTCATTGGTGCCCATCGGCCACTCTCCTTCTAGTCGCGCCCGGCCTGGGGCGCCTTGCGGCCGGTCGTGGCTGTCGAGTTGTGAAAGACCCGCAGCACTTCCATGTGGGCCCGAAGCTCGCGGATATCGCCGCGCAGACCCTCGACCGCCAGATTGACCTGATGCAGATCGTCCTTCGTCGGCATGGCCTGCTGGACCTGCTCGACGGTGCCGAGACGCAGCTCTTGCGCCGACTGGTGTTCTCGGATCGCGCCGATGGCATCGTCGATGCTCTTGCGGATCGACCTGATCCAGCCAATGAAACTCAGCACGATGGCAACGATCACGCTCATGGTGACGGTGAAGTCGAACTCGAAGGTCACTGCGGCACCGCCCAACTGCAGCCTGCCGCCAGTGCGGCGATCAACGCCTGGCCGGTCTTGGCCGACGTATCGTCGCCATCGTCGGCCAGGGCAGCGGCGTGACGGCGCGCGAGGGACTGCAACTCGTGGCACATGGCGTCACCGCTTGCCGGTGGCATCGTCGCCCCCGAAATTGCGCAGCCAGCCGCGAGCTGCGTCAACAGAAGGGGGATTGCGGGTCGCATCGTGGATTCTCCGGGTGGTGTTCAGGGCGTCTTGCGCCTCGGCGGCCGCGGCCTTGTTGACCTGGGCAGCGACCGCCCAGGCACGGATCGCTGCGGCGGCCAGCACCAGGACGATCAGGCAGATGGTGAGCAGGGCGGGAACCATGTCAGCCCTCGGCTTCGCGCAGCTTGGCTCCTGCCAGCGCCGTGATGGTCTCGAACGAGGGACCCAAGGCCTCCAGGGCGTCAGGGACACTGTCATTGGCATAGACAATGGCGGCGTCGATTGCGGCCTGGCCGCTCAGGCCCTTGGTCAAGGCGGCGCGAATCCCAGACATGATGGCCGAATGCAGCGCCTCGCGGTGGCGGGCCTCGATCTCGATCCCCCAGCGCGCGCTGGCATAGGTCGAGGCGCGGATCAGAAGCACCCCAAGCAGGGCACCGATCACCTGCAGCAAGGTCGGCAGGATGGTCGTGTAAAGCGTCGTCAGAAGTTCCATCAGGCGGCCTCCTTGAGCCAGGACAGGACGGCGAAACCGGGGCAGGCTTTGGCCGCGTATTGGTTGTGACCGCTGATCCGGCGGATTCGGGTGCGCATGCTGATGCCCTGGATCAGCTGCCGCAGCGTGATATCCTGCGAGGACGTGAAGTTCCGGGCGAAGTCATCGGTCTCGGCCGAGCCGGCGCCGCCGATCAGACAAATGCCGATCGTGCCGCGGTTGTGGTCGACGACATGGGCGCCGATTTCGGTTTCCGGCCGACCCGCCAGGACCTGGCCGGAACGGCTGATCAGCCAGTGGTAGCCGATGTTTCTCCAGCCCCGGTCCTGCATGTGCCAGCGTCGGATTTCGGCGACCTGATCCGCGAAGGGCGCATTCGCCATCCAGTCGGGACGGGTGGCGCTGCAATGGACGATGATCTCGTCCACCGGATAGCGGGCTGCCCCCTGGTAGATCATGGCAGAGGTTTCGGGGGCGATGACCTGGGCGGCCGCCGCGCCGCGCGCCAGCAGCCAGTTCTGTGCTGCGGCATTCGTCTTGGAGCCGAACAGCCCGTCGATCGGACCAGGCTCATAGCCAAGGTCGCGCAGGCCGGTCTGGATCAGGGAAACCGCTGCCTTTGTCATGTGATGCCCGATGGTTGCGCAATGGTGGGTTGCGCGGACCATCGCCTGCGGCGGCGCAGAAAAGGTCGGACATTGGTCCGCCTGTCGCTGTCTAATCGTTGAAAAGATCGTTCTGGCGCGGATCCGGTGCCTTGCTCAGGCGCCGGACATGCCGGGTGGACACCCCGAGCAGCCGGGCGATTTCCGCCCGCGTCCGCCCTGTCTCTGCCAACTGCTGCACCGAAAGGCGGCGGGTGGTGGCACGGGCATGCGGAACATAGATCGACTGGTCCGTCATGAAATGACATACAGCGCGACCGTCCTCTTCGCCAAGCGCCTTGATGATCGGGTGGTCGGGCCTGGGATTTTTCGGGATCCGCAGGTCCTGTCCGCCGAACTCCTGCATCAGTTTCAACGCCACACGGACGCCCAGCGTCTCGGCGAGGTCGAGCAAGGATTCAGGCAAGCCGGCGGGCGAAGGCATCAGAGATCACCCTCGAACTTGCCGACTTCGTTGCCCCAGCTGACCCAGCCTTGGCGGCGCTGGCGGCTGAACAGGTCGAGGCGGCGCGCTCCCGGCATCAGCTCTTCGCAAGCCACATATGCCTCGTCAGGTTTGCGGCTGTGTTCACGCCCCGCAGCTTCGATCGTGATCGTGCCGAGGGGCCAATTGTCTTCCATCCCGCGCAGCCGTTCGTCACGGGTGATCACGGCCGAACGGGTCGCCCGTGTGGTCTTCGGCCTGCCGCGGGCGCCGATCAGGAAGGGCTCATTCGCCGAGCGCAGGATGTAGCCTGTGCCGAAGGAGACCTTGCCGCGCGTCGAGCGCTTCAGCCAGGTGCCCGCGGTCTTGAAGGTGAAGCCCCAGGCCACAAGCACCTCGAGCGCCTGGGGCAGCTGCGGATTGACGGCCCAGAGCCAGAGGAGGCAATCCTCGGCCGCGAGGAGTTCGACCGGCATCGCGGCGATCTCGGCAAGGGGCATGGTGGCGTACTGCGCCTCGGGCGCCTTGGCGTAGCCCTTCTCCGAGCGCATCTCATAGGACCAGGGCGGGTCGGCCATGATCAGGCTAAAGCCACCTGCCGGGCGAAGGGCGATGAATTCTTCGGTGCTGCTCACGCCGCGCCCCCGGCCCTTGCCGCTTTGCCGCGCGCTTCCATCTTCTTCAAAGCCTCGATGATCGGGCTGGCCTGGTCGTAGGAGAGCATGTCCGGATCGGCGACCACGCCGGCATGGCCATGGGCTACGAAGCGCTTGCAGAAGGCGCGCAGGGCGGAGGGGGATCGGTCCTCGATCACGCCCAGTTGGTGGCAGTTCTTCCACAGCGCGTGGATCATCCGCGACCAGGGCTTGAAGGATTGCGGCAGCTTCTTCCCCGCCACCTTCACCTTGAAGCCGAGCCTGGTCATTTCCTTGACCACGGCTGCGCGCTGCGCCTCTGACATGTCGCGCAGCGAGGCCGTGCCGGTCACGCGCTGGAGGAGTGCGCGATAGGTGTCATCGTCCAGGCCGAGTTCCTTGCGGGCGACGTGAATGATCTTCAGGTTGCTCATGGCATCAGCTCCAGATGACCGACATGCACGCCGCCTGCACGGCCAATGACCTTGATCACGATCTGGCCATGGCCCAGGCGCCACGGCTCGGACCGGATCGCCGTGACGACGTGGTCGATCTCGCCAGCGATCGGGTAGAACCTGACCCGCTGGTCGATCGGGAAACGGCGTGCCACCTCTTGCAGTTCAGGATCGATGGTCGCCGTCATGACAGCAGAACCTCCAGCTCGCGCGCGATCTGGTGCAGGCTGAACGCCACGCGGCTGTCCGAATGTGGGCGTTCGATGACCCAGACATAGAGCGTGCCCGGGTCTTCAGCTGGACCGACTTCCATCTGGCTGCCGCGGTTCAGCACGATTTCCAGCGCGGTTTCGATGGCCGCGATTCGGGTGCAGATCGACATGTCATCGCGGATT